GTCGGATAAAACCTTTTCGGCCATATAGCGCTTGATGGGATGCCGCACGGGATCCGGCAGCGTCCCGATGTTGACAACGTAAACTCTTTGCATTTTCAAACCCCCTTTCCAGCGTTACACGGGTACACCGGCCTCACGGCAGCCGTCCCGGTACGCTTTCATGCGCTGCGCAAGTAGCGATCCGATATCCTCAATCACCTTCTGCTCCGCAGCTGCGGCGCTGTCGTCTTCCCGGATGAATAACGGCACAGCGGGAAGAAAACCGCCTGTCGCCGGATCGCGAAGGGCGGTATAGCCGATTTGGATATATGCTTTCGGCGCTGGCGTTTCCATGTCATTATTCCTCCTGTTGTGACGCGATAAGGGAGTCAATCTGTTCGATTTCATCCGTCGTTGCAAACAGGTAGTCAAACGACTTCCCGAATTTTCGGCAATATGCCTTGCACTCTTGTGGCGTGAAGTTTCCGCATTGCATCTTGTACTCGTATGTCTGACGGCTTTTGCCGATGATCGCGCCCATTTCCTCTGCGGAAAGATGGTTGATTTCCTTCATGGCGATAAGATGAGGAAACAAAGACCGTTCACCCCCTTTGCATCTATTGGCGCTTTGCCAAGTTTTTTACCATCATACTTACATTTCGCCAAGTTGTCAACCTTTTTCTGCAAAATTTCTTGACAGATTGCCAAGAAATCAAGTAAAATAAGGCCCTCAAGGAGGGCCAACACCATGTTGAAAGACCAGCTCCGAATGGCGAGAAAAGCCGCCGGCAAGACCCAGCAGGAAGTCGCGGATTACCTGCACGTCAACTACTCCACGTACAGCTGCTACGAAACAGGAAAGCGGACGCCGGACGCGCTGAAAATAAGAAAAATTGCTGCTTTTCTTGGCGTGACGGGAGATTTTCTGCTCGAAACGGGTTTTGAGGCCGCTATTGTTGAGAAAAAACACGAAAAAAACACGATATTGTGCGAAGCGGCGGACGAGATTCGCCTGATCCGATACTATCGTTCTCTGAACGATTCCGGCAAGTCTGCCGCCCTGTCAGCCGTCGAGGGGCTTTCGCGCAATCCCGCTTTGGCAGAAGAAGGGTCGAATATCGCGATGGCATAGCGCATATCATTGTGGACGCGTCCAGGCGGCCGCCGTGATGATCATTTCGGAAGACATAAAAAGCCCGTTCCGGCATAGCCGAAACGGGCCGCAAAACCAGCCAACACCACTTGTCCGATTTGCATATATATTATATCGCGGGCGTGGCGTGAAGTCAAGGAGAATAATAGATGAAACGCTCAAATTCCACGCATAAAAATACAGATCCGGTAAATCCGGCCAGGACGAAGGCCGTCATCTATGCGCGGTATTCGTCACACGGGCAGACGGAGCAATCCATCGAAGGCCAGCTGCATGACAACCATGCCTGGGCGAAGCAGCAGGGCGTCATGGTGATCGGTGAATATATCGACCGGGCGATCACCGGCACAAAGGATGCCCGCCCGGACTTCCAGCGCATGATCGAGGATGCGGCCAAGAAACAGTTCGAGTTGGTGATTGTCTGGAAACTCGACCGCTTCGCCCGCAATCGCTATGATAGCGCGATATATAAGGCGCGTCTGAAGAAATACGGCGTCCGCGTTGTGTCCGTGAAGGAAAATATTACGGACGCCCCGGAAGGCATCATCCTGGAAGGTCTGCTCGAATCAATGGCAGAGTATTACAGCGCGAACCTGTCGCAGAACGTGAAGCGCGGGTTACGCGAGAGCGCGGATAAGGGAAACTTCTGCGGCGGCCTGATCCCTTATGGATATAAGGTCGTGGACAAGAAACTTGTCCCGGACGAAAAAACCGCGCCCGTGATCCGCTATGTGTTCGAGCAGTACGCGAAGGGAGTTCCGAAAAAAGAGATCATCGACGAGCTGAACCGGCGCGGCGTCAGAAACCGTGCCGGTAACCCGCTGACATACACATCTTTTCAACACGCCATGCACATGACCACATATATCGGCGAACACGTCTTCAGGGGGAAAGTCCTCGAAGGCTGCGCTACGCCTATTGTCACGCGTGATGTGTTTGACAAAGTGCAGGAGATCCTTGCGACCCATGCCAAGGCTCCGGCGGCCGCAAAAGCGCGGATCCCGTACCTTCTCCAGGGAAAGATCTACTGCGGGATCTGCGGGGCGCCTATGTTCGGCGAGTGCGGGAAATCACACACCGGCGCGGTGCATAGCTATTACTCGTGTTACACGCGAAAGAGAAAACATGAGTGTAGGAAAAAGAACGAACGCCGGGAAGGAATCGAAGCCTTCATCATCCGTCAGACGATGGAATACATCCTTACGCCATCGCGCATGAAAGAGATCGCCCGCGCCGTCGTTAAAGAGTATAACAAGGAATTTTCTTCGTCACGCGTGGAAGAGATCGAGAAGGCGCTGTCGAAGATCGAGAAGGAACAGGATAAGCTGGTTGACGCGCTGATCGACGCGCCAAAGGTAGCGCACAAGAAAATTTACGCCCGCATGGAATTGCTCGAAGCACAGAAGAGTGAATACGAGATTGACGCCGCCAAGTTGCGCGTGGCTATGAATCTGCGCCTCACGGAACAGGAAGTGATCGCCTGGCTGCAAACTTTCTGCGAAGGCAATCCCGAAGAGGAAGAGTTCTGCCGCCGCCTGGTGGATGTGTTCATCAACTCCGTATATTGTTATGAAGACAAAATTATTGTCTTCTACAATATACGAGGCGGCCAGCCGGTCAAATATAAAGCCCTCGAAGAAGCCCTGAAAACCCCAAAAACGCAAGAAAAATCCGACCCCTTAAAGGGTTCGGATTTAGAATTACAAAGCGGGGCGGGTAATTATAAATCCGAACCCCCGGCAGCTCCGGCGTTCGTGTTCGTGAGCGGCACATTCGGCTGCGTATTCCCCCGCGTGATGACGCATGAAACACGAAAACCTTATATTTCATTAGGTACAACAATATATTAAGCGCATGAAATTTTGGTGAACACAATATTTCACTTCTGTTGTCCGTTAAAAACGAACAAAATCGCGGATTGAAAAAAATCTATCTTCTAATAATTCGCGTATGCGCGCGCGAGGCCAGCCCAGGCGGCCCCCAGGTGAATGAAATAAATAAAAAAAATATATTTTTTAGTCAACTCATGCGCTCGCAGCCCCCGCACCGAAATTTCACGATCCGTCACAGTACCTATGGTACTGTGACGGATTTGAAAACGGTTTGCCGCTTTAAACCGCGAAAGCTGTTGCTACGCAACTGCTTTCGTGGTTTAACCTCGCGTAGCGCGTAGCGAAGGCCAACCCCGTAGGGGTTGAGGATCGCTGCCGCTGCCGAACCGGCAATCCCTACGGGATTGAGCCGCTGGCCGCTGCCGAACCGGCAATCCCTACGGGATTGAGGGCCGCTGCCGAAGATCCCGGCCAACCCCAAAGGGGTTGAGGTCGCGCAGCGCGTTGCGAGGCCAACCCCAAAGGGGTTGAGGGTCGCTGTCGAAAATCCTGGCCAACCCCAAAGGGGTTGAGGTCGCGCAGCGCGTTGCGAGGCCAATCCCTACGGGATTGAGGCATTTGCCGAAAACTGATCGGCAATCCCTACGGGATTGAGTTGCTGGTCGCTGCTGAACCGGCAACCCCGTAGGGGTTGAGGTCGCGCAGCGCGTTGCGAAGCCAATCCCTACGGGATTGAGCCGCTGGCTGCTGCCGAACCGGCAACCCCGTAGGGGTTGAGGTCGCGCAGCGCGTTGCGAGGCCAACCCCAAAGGGGTTGACCATTTCGGCCAACCTTTGCCGCCAATCCCTATGGGATTGAGTTGCTGGCCGCTGCCGAACCGCCAATCCCTACGGGATTGAGTCGCTGGATGCTGCCGAACCGGCAATCCCTACGGGATTGAGGGTCGCCTTGTGCGCTGCGAGGCCAACCCCAAAGGGGTTGACCATTTCGGCCAACCTTTGCCGCCAATCCCTACGGGATTGAGTTGCTGGCTGCTGCCGAACCGGCAATCCCTACGGGATTGAGGGTCGCCTTGTGCGCTGCGAGGCCAACCCCAAAGGGGTTGACCATTTCGGCCAACCTTTGCCGCCAATCCCTACGGGATTGAGTTGCTGGCTGC